TTGATACACGATGTCAGTATAGTGGTTAACGATTGAGCCTTGAATAAGTGTGCTTCATCACCAATAATATAATCGAACTGGTGGAAATATTCTTTAGGCAATTGATACAATGATTGCCACGTTGATATTGTTAATGGTTTATCTGTATGTTTCTCTTTGCCTTGGTAAATACGATGTACATATTCACTCATTGCACCATTGTTATAGTCACCAAAGTCTGAAAATAACTGTTCAACCAAAGAAGTCGTTGGAACGATGATGAGGCCTTTACTGCCTTCTTTGTATCTCAACATCTGTCTGAACAACATATAGATGATTAATGACTTACCTGATGCAGTTGGAGATAACAATAACGCTCTACGTCTTTGCATTGCATGAACATATGCATTGATTTGGTGTTCTCGTACCTCAATGGGTTTACCATTTGAGTGTATATCTAACTCTTTGATGAATTTTTTGGCGTGATATATTGAGTAATCATCTTCAATTTCATCATGTGAAAATGTATAATCTCTCTCTTTGCAGAATTCTTCAAAGTATGGGATAAGTCCAATGTATAGTTGTCGAGTTTGTAGGTTTAGCAGCCTTATACGGCCATCCCAAATTTTGTTTCTAAAAGCTGGAACAAATTGGTGACCAGGAACAAAGAATTCAAAAAACTGAGAAAGTTCTTGAGCAACGTGACGTTCACAGTTTACTCTCACATATACTTCATTAATTTTTTCTACAACCAAATGTTCTTTATTGTCCTCCAATGAATCTCTCCCAAGTTATAAAGTCACGGATTTGCCATGTTCTTTGCTTCAATTCACCCATGACAGCTTCAACAACCGACACTGCTTCTTCATGGTATATCTTCTTCTCTAACAGTTTGATTAGGTCTGTATCAGATTCCAAATATGTTGTGATATCTGATTTGAGTGTGAATTGAAATGGTTGCCAACCATATTGTTCCAGTTCTTCTTTGGACAATTTGCCTGTGTAATACTCCCATTTGATTTTACGCATACGCAAATAATCAAAGTTGGCCTTTTTGGCAGCCATCTTATGCTTTGTAAGAATGGTGAGATACTTGTTGTGTAGTTTTGGAATCTTTAAGAGCTCTTTACCAGGTTCTGTCTGGTCTATGTCAGAGTCGGATGTCCAGTAATTTAATATTTGTTCAATGTTTTCCATAATATATCTTTCAATTTCACGTTGGTGTTATAACAAATCTTTCATATCTAAAAGTGGCAGTGGCAGAAATAATGTTGTCTGCGGATGACTGAGTGTCAAACTGAATGTCTGACAATTGTATTGGAAACATTCTGTAAAAGTTTATGCTTACTATTGGATTATTTAGCGCTGACATAATTGTGAGTGTTGCATCAGAATAGTAACCACCATTCAAAGTGTTACCTGTTTGTAATGCATTGTATGATGCTCTATCTGTCAATTTTGTAGGTGCTGCAATTGCTAAAAACCAGTTATACAATTCATTCCAAGAAGTAATAGTCTCGTCAATATAAAATTGCATAGTAAACTCGTTGAAGTTTAACTTGTTTCCTGCAAGTGGAATATCCAACAATGGAGTATTATAATTTATACTACCAATATTAACGCCTGGAAGATTTACATTGTGACAGAAATACTGAACCGTTGGCAATCTATTGAAAGCCACTATGAATTTTGACGGTTGGAGAAAATTGGTATTCTCTGGAGTTCTGTTTAATGCTGTCATATAGGTATTTAGGCACCAAAAAAAGGGACCCGAAGGTCCCTTTTAAGTACCACTCTTATTGGTGGCTTCTCATCCCGTTGGGATTACATTAGGTTTTTCACTGCAAACAAACGGTAGTATACGTTAGTTTGTGAGTCAAGACGGCCGTTGCCAACTGCCAAACCTTCTGCAAATGGGTTTGCAACCATGCCGTAACGAGTCTTAAATCCAATTTTTGGTTGGAATGTGAACTGGTCAACTGCACGAACCATTTGTAGAGGAACGTAAGGACAGTAGAATAAACCTGCGTCATATGGAGATGAACCCTTATAACCGATTGTAACCAACTCTTGGTTAGTTGTGTAACCGCCATAATATGGATCGATGTACACTTTGATACGACCGTGCAACATACCAGCAAATGTATTACCAGTATCATCAACTTGCAAGTCAGCTTGTAGAGCTGGTGTGTATGATAGAACACCTGCCATAGCCATTGCGGAAGCTACGTCAGAAGAAACAATCAACACATTACCTTTACCTCTACGAGTTTGTTTTGCAATAACGTTAGCATCACGTTCGATTTGGAAAATCAAACCTTTGAAACGTTCAACAGACCAACGACCATTAGAGTCAGTATCTAAGTCGAAATAACCAGCAGTTGTTGTACCGTATTGAGCACCAATCTTTGCAGATGTGTAAATTGTACGGATAACTTCACGGTTAATTTCAGAAAGAATCTCAGTAGATAGAATGTTAGACAATTCTGTCTCAGCATCCAAACCGTGAATTGCTTTCAAGTCCTGTGCAAGTTCTAGTGAGTATTCAGCTTTCAATGCTCTTGATTGTGCAGTAACAGTAACTTTCTCGATAGAGAATGCCATTTGTTGGAATGCAGCGTTAGCATCAGAACCCAAATATTCAGCAACGCTTGTTGGCATTGCAATACCAGATGTAACGTTGTTAGCTAATGCAACAGCAGTTTGTGTATTTGCTGTTGTATCTGTTGCTGTATTACCAACGAAACCGTATGGGTTAGCAATAGAAGAAACACCAGAGAAGATTGTGTTTGCTTCGTTATAGAATGCTTCAGAACCTGCTTGGTTGCTGTAACGAGCACGCATTGCGAAGATTAGACCTGTAGGTCCAGTCATAGGTTGAACACCTGCAACATCATAAGCAATCAAGTTAGGTAATGAACGGCGAACCAAACTGATTAAGATTGGGTCGAAGTTGCTGATACCAGAACCTGTAACGTTTGTTGGACCAGGATCAGAAGCAGTTTCGTTCAAAGCCTGACGGTCTTGACGCATTGCTTGTGCTTGGTTCTCCAATACTAAAGCTGTAACGCTTCTTTTGTATGGATCTTTAATGGCTTCTAATTCTGGGTGCTCCAGAATAGGTTGCCATTTCTTTTGTAGTTCTTCTGTCATATACATGTGGATAACTCCTTAATTGAAACTTTTATTTATTATTTTTTGGTATTCTTATTTTTTACTAAGAATACTTGCTACTTGTTCCATCAAAGGATCAGCAGACCTAACGGTCTTCTTTTCTTCTTCAATGTGGACTTCATCATCCAAAGCAGAATTGTCTGCAACCTTAACGTCAACTTTGAAATATGATTCTTTTAGAGTTGACAATTTGTCTGCAAATTCTTCTTCAGTAGTAAATTCCACACCCTCTGCGAGTGATTTTAATTTTTCTACTTGAGTTTGCGTTAGGCCTTCACACGCTGTGTAGATTGCCTCAATTTTCTTTTGTTCGTTCAAATCTTTTGACAAACCAATATTAGTATTAATTTGTTCATTTAATTGTGCTTCTAGTTCAGCAACTTTTTCTGCCATCTCAGCAACAACATCTACCTTGTCTTCAGGGATATCGATGTAGTGTTCGATGAACAAGTTACGTAAACCGCCAATGAATTCTTCTGCAATTTCAGCACGTAGGCCTGTATCGATTGCTAATTCATTTTCTTTCATGTATTCTTCTGCAATGTAGTTTAGATAGTCATCAACTTTGGATGCCAAATCTTCTTTAACTTGTTCTACAGCAGTTTCAAATTGCTCAACCAAACTTGTTTCAATTTGTTCTGCAATTTGTTCAATACGTGAATGTACAGCAGCTTCAAAAATTGTAGTTGCTTTCTGTGCAAATTCTTCTGATAGATTTTCACCAGCTAACAAAGCACGAATGTCATCAGACATATCAATTGCTTCCATGTTAACGTGTTGTGATTGTGAACCAGCTGTGTGTGAACCATCATAGTGTTGGAATGTAGCACCTTTGTTTGTACCAAATGTATTTGCTGGTAATGTTTCAGCAGTACGGTCACGCAATTTTTCGTATTGGTTGCCGTTTCTTTGGTCAGGATGCATAATGTCTTTACGACCCATTGTTTCTTGTGGTTGACCTTGTGGTCTAGAAGCACCAACACCTGCTTTCTCTGAACCTACAGGAGGTGTTGCACCTGGAGGTGTTGCAGATGGAGTACCTTTTAAGTAATCTGGTAATTTATCGTCCATTTCCTCAGGTGAATGACCAATAACGCCTGCATCATGTTGACCATATGCAGTTGATGCTGGTAATCTATCGTCACCGACTTCACCTTTTGGATGATGGTCTTGACCACGTTGACCTCTTTTAGCAGCAATGTTAGCATCGAAAGTTTCTTTAGAACCTTCTAAGATTGCACTAGCGGCTTCAGACAGTTTGAATTTTTTTGTTGTCATCTAAAAATCTCCTTGATTTATTTTGGTATTTATTGATTATAGTTTTTTCATGAAGTTTTCAAATATGCGAAGACTTACTGCTTCGATTTCCGCACGTGTAGCAGTTTTGATTTCTCTAATTGCTTGTGCATGTTCTACTTCAGTCCAAACACCATTTACCAACATCCATTCTTTTCCTTCCATGATGCCTTGAACAAATGCTCCAGGCGCAGAAGGGTCTGCTACAATATCCGCCGCTGTGGCCAGATAAAAGTCGGGCTGTACAACATTAACACCGTTAACATTTTTAAGTGAGCCCATACCTCTTGAAGAAACACCTAACTGTGCACCGCCTTCAATTAACTGGCGTGCAATGTTACCCATTGGTGTTTCTAATATTTTTGCTTTACCAATCCACTGTGTACCTTCTTCACGCAATCCAACAATCATATGTGACACACGGTCTAGATTAATTGTAGGAGAATCAGGATGCCCTAATTCACCAAACGCACGGTTTTTATTTATGTATTCTTCTGTATAACGATGAACTTCTTTTTTCATCGTATTGAATTCATACAAACGACCATTCTTGTTCTTCTTCTCAGAAACAAGGAAAGGACCTTCAATGAACAATTCTTTTTTGCCGTCTTTACCTTCTGTTAGATAATTAACGGTTTCATTAATTTCTTTGATTAATTTCATGGCGTTACTCCATATGGAGGATAGTTGAATGCTGCAGGATCATTGAATTGACCACGTTGATAGTATTGATTGTCTTTACGTAACTCAATGAATAGTGTGTATGCAGAGTTAGCAACCAAACCAAATGTAGTAACACCAATATCGCCGGTTGGATTTGGTGCATTATTTTTAATTGATACCATACCTTGGTCTTCAGAATATTCTCCACAAAGGTCCATATTCATAATTGGGACACTTTGTGCTGTATTAGCTGCAGTCCAAGACAACTCAACATAACCTTTTTGTTGTGATGCAATGTTGTAACCTATTCTAGAAATAGATAAACCATAATATGATAATGGTGTTCCGTTAGGTAAAATGTTATTGTTGCTTGTTAATGCACCAGCCAATGTATTTGCTTGAATACGATAGTTGTTTGATTCTTGGCCTGTACCATCAAAATTGGCAGTTAATTTTATAACTGTTTTTTCTGTGGTGTCCCTTAAAACTTGATATGTATAAATGTTTGCCATGTTTATTCCTAATATTACGGTGTAAGTTTGTATGAACCGTAGTTGAATGCTGCAGGTTCTTGGAACTGACCACGAGCAAACATTGCATTGTTTTTACGCAATGTTAAAATTACTGTATATGCTGAATTTGCTGTTGCTCCGGTAGACATAACTCCAATATCGCCATTTCCACCAGTTGCATTGTTCAAAATAGAAGGTAACTGTTCGCCTAATCCAAACTCACCTTGCATATTCAAATGAAAGATTGTTGCAGAATTAGCATATTGTGCAGCAGTAGTTGATCCGCCACCGTTCCAATATATTTCAATACCACCAACGTTTGCTGTTGGAAAGTTAACAAAATATTTAAGACCAGTAAGTTGAATATCATATAGAGATAATGCAGTATTACTTAAACTTTGTGCAGAATGTAACTGAGCACCATTTGCATCTAAAGCAAAAGCAAGAGTATTTGCCTGAATACGAGAACCATTGGCTTCTTGGCCAGAGCCATCAAACGCTGCTGTAATTTTGATAACAGAATCTGTTTGTGTGTCTCTTAAAACTTGGTATGTGAATTTATTTGCCATGGTTCTTTATTTCAAAGTAATTAAGTATTTATAACTAATTAATAGCCTTCTTTTTTCATTTTCTTTTTCTTCATCATATCGTGTTTCATTTCATCTTCTTCTTCATTCATGCCATATTCAAATTCTTCAAATTTTCCACCTTTTGCTTTTAATTTACTATGTGCTTTTTGTAAGTGAGCTACTTTCTTTTGTTTTTCCGCTGGACTCATTGTAGCTGCATTTTGTTTGAATTTACTGACACCTTTATGGAGATAAGAATTCAAAGCATGAGTAGACAATTCATCCAATTGCTCTTCATCTAATTCTTCCACTTCTTCTTTTTTCATATGCCATTTTTCTTCTTCTTTTTTCATGGCTTTATGTTTCATTTCTTTTTCTTCTTGTGTTACCAAACCTTGAGCAATCTCTTGCTTCTTAGCTTCAATGTGTGCTGTAACACGGTCGTGAATTGCTGCATACAATTCTGCTCTAAAATTAACTGCATCATCTTGTGCTGCATAGTCAATTAGGTTTCTTGTTGTATCGGACATATTAATCTCCTAGTTAAAAATTTATGATTATATTTATTGATTAGATGGATTCTTTTCTTTACTTTGATCCAATCTCATATCTAATTGGTTTTGATGCTCTGCATCTTCTTGGCCAATTTGAGAAACCATTTGTTGTTGTGCAACATCATTTGTAACACCAACTGGCAATCCTAATCCTGCTTCTTTCTCATCTTCAATTTCTCCTTGCATGACTTTGATTTCATCATCATTCAAACGCAATACGTTACGTTGAATCCATGCTTGAGAGAAATAACGACCTGTATATGGATCTACTGATGCCAACAATTGAAGTCTGTTAGTCATTAACTCTGCTTCTTTCAACTCAGTAAAGTTATTGTCTTTGATAAAGTTATAATGAATATGTTCTTTGAATTCATTCCATTCTGCATCTGTACAGATACCTTTAAGAACACATTGTACACGTAATGCTTGGTCAAACAAATCAGAGAACTTAGCTCTCATGCGTCCAACAAATTTGGCAAACTTTAACTCATCTCGTGTGATTTCACCAACACGGCCTAAAGAGAAACCGGATTGGTTTGGATCAAGTCTGGAGACTGGAACGTTCAAAGACTTATACAGTTTCTTTTCAAAATACTTAACGTCTTCCAACTCACCTAGGTTCTGTCCACCTGGTAGTGTAGTAATCTCTGTACCTTTGCCACCTTCTCTACGTGGTAACCAGAAGTCTTCCATCATAGACAAGAATTTACGGTCATCACGGACTTCACCAGTGTTGGCATCATATACAAGTTTGTTCTTGTACTTGACCATGATGTCACGTAGGTATTGTTCGGCCTTTAGTTTAGGTAAGTTACCAACGTCAATATAAAAAATGCGGCGCTCAGGTGCACGGCTAATACGATAGATAACAGTTGCATCTTCAATCATCCTTAATTGATTAAGTGGCTTAATTGCCTTGTGTAAGTATGATAAAACAACTGCACGGCGTGAATCCATCAAACCAGAAACAACCGAAATGATAGAGTCTGTTGTAATACGAGTACCAACTGGACCATAGTTTGTGGAACTACCAGTGGTTACTTTGTCATTGAAAATATAATATTCGTTTACGGTGTTAACAACTTCAACACCAGTACGTTCGTCCTTTTGTTTCTTGACCTCACGGATTTTGCGTAGTTTGCGTGGGTCAATGTAACGTAATTCTTTGATACCTTGAGTTGGTTGCTCACGGTCTATGATAATGTGGTAATATAATTTTCCGTCAATGTAGTATCTGCGGAAAATATCCTGAGCCATATTCTTATAATTCAACATCTTCATAACTGTGTTGAATTCGGCTTTGATTGCTTTTTTAATCTTGTCTGGTTGGTCTAAGTCATCCAGAATAATTTGTAGAATCTTGCCGTCATCATCTTGGCAGATTGCTTCGTTTACAATATCGTCAATGGCAGATTCAATTTCTGGTTGCATTGCCATTTCACGATAACGAGATATTAATTCTACCTCATTTTTTGCAGTTCCGTCTAGGTCTACATATGTACCATAATAAGCGGCAGAAGTAATCGTTAACGCACCATCATCATTTGCCGGTGGGCTAAACGATTGTTGTGTGTCTTGTTGGTCTTCACCACGAGAGATGGTAAAACCAAATAAAGAAAATTTGTTTGCCATATTTTTCCAGTTGTCAATTCAAAAACGCATAAAAAGGGGCCGAAGCCCCTTCACCAAAATAAACCTTACTGAGATAAGAAGGCTGTTGTAACAGAATCCGTAGTATCTGATTCCCAGAATTGGTAAGCAAATGTTGCACCAAATTCTTCAATAGTATCGTTATTGCCCCAATCTAAATCGATTGGTGCTAAGTCAACTGGGAACATACCAATGATACTGTATGATTTAAGAACAGATTGTCCGTCTTTGCTATATTGGTCAACTTTTGCATCCACTTGATATTGAGTTGCAGAAACAGCACCAGGTGTTCTTATGTTACCTACATGAGAATTAATGGCATTCATCCATTCTTCTAATGCAGCACGAACAAAGAAGTCTTCATCGTTAATAATTGTAAGTGACCAGTCAGCAAATGTTCTGTTACCAGCAAACTTTAGTTGGCGACCAAAGTAATTCTGTGTTACAGTACCAATTGTTGAACCAGGCAACTGTGTTGCTTTAGCCATAAATGTTACTTTTTGGCTTGCGGCACTGGAATCAGTGATTCCAGGTAACTGTGGGAAAATCAAAGTAACTGCAAACAGGTTTGGGCGGGCGCCGTCACCTGTTAGGTTACCAATAAACTCTGTTACATTAAATGCCATTTTGTTCTCCTATGTCTTTGTTTTATTTATTACACGCTACCAACAACTGTTGAGAAGCTGACACCTGTACCAACAGCAACAAAGTTCAACTGAATGTAGTTAATTGAACGAGCAGGTTGAATAAAGATAGAACCAACAAATTGGTTAGCATTAACTACAGCAGGAGTATTGTTTGTTGAATCACATACAACTTGGAATGCTGTAATACCACGGCGTCCTTGAACTTGACGTAAGAATGGAGTTACTAAAGCAACAAATTGTGCTTGTGTGAATGAGTCATTGAATTCAAACAATGAATATTGTGCAGCCTTAGCAATTGCAGTTTCTAGAACAATGAACAATCTACGTACATTGATTCTGTCAAATGCAGATGGTTTAGATTGCAATGTCTTGTCACCGTACAACAATGTTCCTTGACCTGGGAATGAAACAACAGGATTAATACCAAGAGAATACAATTGGTCTCTGTATGTTTGTGAAGGATTCCATGCCAATTTGATAACATTCTTGATTTGACCACGATTGAAACCAGCAGGAGACCACCATGGATCACGAACATCATCAGTATAAACGCATAGTCCAGCCATATCGCCGTTCAATGGAACCCAACGATATGCATTATTATACTTGTCATACAAATATTTCCAACCAGAATCAGCAAAAGCATATGATGTGCTACGTGCTAGTGTGGTATTCCATGTTGTGATGTTTGTAACTTCAGAACCTGCTTGATTAACAACCGCAGAACTTGGTGGAGAAACAAATGCAACACAATCAGCACGAGCAATTGCAATATTATCAATAATATATTGCTGAACAACTGTACTTGCACTACCTGCCATCACTAAGTTAATTTGTGATGTTAGTTTATTAGTAAACAATTGATATGCATTTTCCATATCCGCATCAATAGTTGATTGATATGTACCACCAATCAATTGTACTGTGTCATTATTTACTGGATTTGCAAATGTTGTGTTAGCTGCATAAGAACCCCATGTTGCAGCAGTTGTACTATACTCAACAGGATCAATAGCATAAACATATGCAGAGTTATTGAAAATCTGATTCTTGTAGTAATTAGAATTACCTAGTGGATCAATTGCGTCAAATGCCTTAGATACAAATGAATATGTTTCCAATACTGTATTTGCAGTACCAGTGAACAAACCTTTAGTGTCAATAACTACAATGTGCAATTCATCGTTTGCGCCATTAACAGAAGCTGCGTATGCAGATGTTCCTGGTGCTGATGGGAATAAACTCTTATATGCCCATGTAGAGAATAGAGCAGTATTACCGCAAACAGAAACAGAAAGAGAATTTCCTAATGTTCCTGGATAACGAGCAACGAATGGACCAGCAACGTTTGCATTATTTTGGTTCAAATATGATGCTTGGAATACATCTTTATTTTGAATTTGGATAGTTGCATTACTATTTGCTGTTGCATTATATGTGCCGTTGTTAGCTGCACGAACTACTTGTAAATTATTTCCATATGCCAAGAAAGACGCTGCTGTGAAGAACGTTTGGTAAGTGTTCGCATCGTTATTTGGTTGGCCAAATCTGTTTACCAAATCTGTTTCTGTGGTAATTGTAATAATCTTGTTAACTGGACCCCATTGGAATGGTCCAGCGATTGCACCGGCGGTAGTTAGAACAGAAGGTACGACTGTTGTTAAGTCTACTTCTGATACCGCTACGCCTGGAGATAGTTGAATTGCCATTTTTTTCTCCTTAAAATATTATGTGTTTCTTGGCAGTTGAATACCATAATGATTATTTATGAACTATGACTTTTACAAGTTCCTCATCATGTCTCGCATAAAAGAACCATATGTATCACCGCCAGGTGTTGCATCCCACAAATCACCATCCATCAACTCAAGATTTGTGGTCATTCCATTTTCTATAATTGGTGCAGGCAATGAGTCTTCATCGACCTGATTCATTTCTTCAAGTTGTAATTGCTTACGTATATCATGGCTAACAATCTCTTTGAAGTATTTTTGTGTAGTTGCCCATGCAAAAATAACTAAAGTCATCACTAAGTCATCATTTGCACCTTCTTCTGCCATAAAAGTATTCTTTTGAGCAACAAAGGTGGTCAATTCTGATATGGTATCAAAATCGTTTGTAATTAACTTATCACCTTCAATCAACATTTTAAGATTGGAACAACCAATCCTTTTGACTTGAGGTGACATTTTCAGTCCCATTTGTACACCACGTGCAAAACCGGCCGACAGTTGTTGTGGTTTCTTGTTACCAGTGAACACTTTCCATAGGTTTTCATACTCTAATTCATAGTGTAAAGTATCTGCCACCTGTGGAGTATTGTTGATTTCCACCAAAACATATGCATTATTATACAATCTGGCTGCATTATAGATTACAGTTGGGAACAATACTGGACTAATCGATGAACTATGGTAAGATGCCACTTGTTTGTATGGCATTTGAGATATATCAAAGACTGAGAAGGCTGAACTGTCCATGTTCTTACCTTCCGAAACGTCAACTGTGATAGCATACAAGTGGTCTGTTGTGTTTTCGCCATCAATTTCTTTGATAGGTTGTTGGTAAATTTTGACCTTATCGTGTACATAAACAGGGTCATTGTAAACCAATTGTTGTAATTTTTGACCTGAAATCAACGTATTTGTAGAACCTAAGAATTCACATTCAAACTCTTGTCTGAATTGTTCTTCAGATGTGTTACGTATCGTTTCATACTTCCAAGCCTCATCACGGCCTGGTACCATAGACCAATGAATCTCAAATGGTTTATATCCGTTCTTGTTACCAATAGCATCCATCCATAACTTGTAGAACATATTCATGCCATTGGGAGTAGAAACGATAATAATCTTTGTGGATTTACCAGACGAGATAACAGGATAAACAGAGTTAAAAAACTCCTCGGCAATGTTTGCAGGAACGAACGCAAACTCATCT